ATCCAATGGTATTACGGCTCCTCAAGCGGGTCCGCCATGAAGGACGAGGCGCTGGCGAAGACGACGCAGGCCCAGACCGAGACGATCGCCGCGCAATCGAGTGCACTGGCGGCCAGCGTGCCGGCCCAGGTGACGACGACCAATGCGGGCGTGGGAGCCGGGACGGCCGAGACCGTGACCGCGCCCGCCGCGCCGGAGGAGAAGAGAAATGCTTGATAGCCTGCGCGTCTGGTTCAAGGAAGTTACCGGACAGGACCACGTGATTGTCGAGAAGGGCGACACGCTGTGGCAGATCGCCGAGGACGGGGTGGGTGACGGCGCCCGCTGGCGTGATCTGGCGGCGGCCAACCCAAGCAAGGGCTGGACCAGCGAGAAGACGATGATCTACCCCGGCGAGCGGATCGAATTGCCTGACAGCTGGCTGTGACCGGCCCCTCGCGCGCGCGTACTATATAAGGGGGGGCCGTGAGCGAGACGCAGGCGACCGTCAACCAGTGGCAGGCCGAGCAATTCCCCGCCGCGCGGTCAGCCGGCGTGGCCAACCATCTGCGGGAAGAATTTTGGGAGTTCCTCGACGCGCCATCGGATGCGGAGGCCGCCGAGGAGGCCGCCGACATCGTGATCCTGCTCTATTTCTGGGCGTCGCTGACCGGCTTTGACCTGCACGCCGAGATCGACCGGAAGATGGCAAAAAACCGCGCTCGGGACTGGCATATCCAGACAGACGGCACTGGCAGGCACGCCTGATGCAGACCGCCAGCCTCGTCGCCCTGGCGGAGCGAGCCCGGGCCTTCCCGGTCGGTCCCGACACCCGCGTCAGCAAGACGCTGACCCTGCGCCAGTGGTGCGCGCTGATGGCGGCGGCTCGCCTCATCGCCGCCGACCTGAACAATACCGCCCTCGGCGCCAGGGCCTCCGGCCGCTGGATGCTGTGGCGGCGCAACCAGGGCTACCGCGAGCAGGCGGCCGAGTGCGCCGCCGAGCTGGTGCGCACGCTGCACGATCTGGAGCGGCAATGAGCGTCGAGACCGATGCCGTAGCCGCCCTCGCCGCCCGGGCGCCGGCCTATGTCGAGTGGTATGGCGGCGAGCGCAAGCAGGATTTGACGACCCCGCCGGCGCTATTCGCGGCGTGGAACGCCGAATACGGCTTCACCCTCGACGGCGCCGCGACGCCGGAGAATGCGCTGTTGCCGCGCTTTTCGTCGGAGGCCGAGCCGCTCCGGTGGTCCGGCGAACGCGTGTTCTGCAACCCGCCGTGGTCCTCAATCCCACCGTTCATCGAATTGGCGGTGACGGCCCACCTAGCGGTGCTGCTGACGCCGGCCCGCACCAACGCCCGCTGGTTTCACCGGGCGCTCGCTCTTGGGGCTGAGCCGCGGTTCTTCCTGCCGAAACCGAAGTTCGGCGGCTTGAAGTGGAACACGCCAGTCGATTGCCTCCTGCTGGTGTTCGGGCGATGAAGGATAGCGACGCCATTGCGGCGCTGGCCGCCCGGGCGCAGATCCTGCAAATCCTCGCCGAGGACAAATGGACGGCGCACACCGTTGTCTTTGCCCACAGGCACCAGTATGACGGCGTGCCAACGCCGGCGGCGGAGTTCCACGAGGCGATGGTTGCGGATTTTTGGTCCGAGGATCAGTACGCGATAATCCTGGCCTTCCGGGGCAGCGCCAAATCGACCATCGGCGAGGAGGATATCGCGCTGGCGGCGTGCCTGATGGCGCACCGCAACATCGTGATCATCTCCTCGAACGAGACGCGGGCGGCCGAGCGGCTGGCGGCGGTCGCTTACGAATTGATGAACAACCCGTGGATTCAGGCGGCCTTTGGCGATCTCAAGGGCGACGCCTGGACGCAAACCAAGCTGGTGACGACGACCGGGGTGTGCGTCCAGGCGATCGGCCGCGACCAGGACATCCGCGGCATCAAGCACCTCGACCACCGCCCGGATTTTATCTTTGTCGACGACGTGGAGAGCCCGGATTCGGTCCAGACCCCTGATCAGCGCCGCAAGACGCTGCGCTGGTTCCTGTCCGAGCTGCTGCCGGCCTGCGCGCCGAACCGTAAGGTCCGCATCCGCGCCACCCCGATGGACGCGGAATCGCTGCCGGTGAAGCTGGAGAAGGAGTGGGGCTGGCCGACCAAAATTTACCCGATCGAGTATCTCGACGAGAGCGGCAAGCGCAAGGCGTCGTGGCCCGAGGTGTGGCCGCTGCACAAGATCGACCGGGAGCGCCAGGGCTACGAGCGGGTCGGCGAACTCGCGGTGTGGGAGCGCGAGATGCTCTGCCGCGCCTTCTCGGAATCTGACCGCATCTTCACCCGCGAGATGATCCGGGTGGCGCCGCGCGAGCGGACCTGGCAGGCGTGCTACGCGATGATCGACCCGGCTAGAACGGTGGGCAGCACCAGCGCCACCACCGGATGGGCGGTATGGTCATGGATAAGCAACCGATTGGTGGTGTGGGCGAGTGATGCGAGCTTCCTTCTCCCCGATGAAATCGTCGCCTTGGCTTTCGACATCCAGGAGCGATACGACCCCGTCTGGCTCGGCGTCGAACTCGACGGCCTTGAGCAGTTTCTATTGCAACCCATGCGGCATGCAATGGCGAGCCGAGGGACTTATATCCCGCTGCGTGGCATGCGGGCGCCACGGGGAAAACTTGACTTTATACGAGGTTTGCAGCCGTTCTTCGCGGCTCGCGAGTGCGAGTTCGCGCAGCCGCTCCCGGCGCTGACCGAGCAATTGCTGAACTACCCGACAGGCAAGATCGACGCGCCCAACGCGTTGGCCTACGCGCTCCAGATGCGCCCCGGCCTTCCCGTCCTCGACGGCTTCGGCGCCGACCACATCGTCCCCGACCTGGAGCACGACCCGACGCGCCCCTTGTTCCTCGTCGCCAACGCGACCGGCAGCATGACCGCGGCGGTGCTCTGCCAGTATCACGACGGCCGGCTTCTCTTGCTGCACGACTGGGTTCGCGAGGGCAATCCGGGGGAATTGGTGGAGCCTATATATAATGAGGCGATCCTCTTGGCCGCGACGCCGCGCGAGCACCTGATGCGCGACCGGCCGCGTTCCTGGCAGGCGATGCTGAAGGCGCCGGTCCCGGATCGCCTCGTCAGCCGCAACCAGCCGCCGACCTGGGTCGTGCCGCCGCACCACGAGGATAAGTACACCAATGTCGGGCTTCTGGCAGCGATCCGGAATATCCCAGCTGATCTACGCCTTGGTGGCGCCGAAGCGGCGGGGCAGGTTCATCTGCAAGATTTGCTTGGCCGAATCTCCCGAGGGTTGCCCGCTGTCGCGGCGTCCCCCCGCGCCCGATGGGTATGTCGCGCGTGCGCAGGAGGTTATGGTCGAGCCCTGGTGCGCGGCCGGCTCCAAGAGTTTGCTGAAGAAGGGCCGTACCGCCTCCTGATGGAAGGTCTGGAATCCTTCCTCGGCCTCCAGCGCAAAACGCTTGCCAGAGGCGACGAGGAAGAGGATACGCAACAACCGATAGCCGAGGACCGTTACGGTAATCGTTATAAGACGGCAATGCCGGCAAGGAGATGACGATGGCACGCAGCAGGGACTACGACACCCCAGAGGACCAGCCGCACGAGCCGCCGCCGGATAAGCCGGTCGCCTCCGTGCCGGCAACCGACGCGGCCGCTCGGCTGCGCGATTTGCGCCTGTTGCGCGAGCGCAACCAACTGAACAAAGCCGATCAGGCGGAGTTGGAGCGGTTGTCCTTGGCGGAGTCTGAGGCCGCCGGTCACGTCGTCGCCAAGCCCGAGTGATGGCTGGGGTTGGTTTGCGCGTCGAGTGGCGCTCATTACATCTAAGACGCGCGTACGGGCGCGCGTGCGACGGAATTGGGTGTGCTGTCAAGAGGAAAAATGATGCAGCAACGCCAGCACGTCATCCCCGACGATGATTTGCGGGAGCACGAGCCGAGCCAGGCGTGCTGGTGCCGCCCCCTTTACGACGGGGGGGTGGTGATCCATCATGCCGCCGATGGCCGAGAGGAATACGAGACTGGAAGACGGCGACCTCATTGAGGAGCGCCCGGAGCCGCTGGGCCGCGACGCCGACCTGCTGGGCCGGAAGCCGCCCTCCGGGGCGAAGCCCAAATCCGGCATCCGGCATCATCTCGACGAGCTGTTCGACGACATCCGGCGCGGCTTCGACGACCAGAAGGACCGGGCCGACGCCAACGAGGATTATTGGGACTGCTACAACTGCGAGGCGAACCAGCACCGTTATTACAATGGCATCGCCAACATCTATTTCCCGATCATCCACGACGCCGTAGAGGCGATCGTCACCCGCGACGTGAACCAATTGTTCCCGCAGGGGGGTCGCTATGTGCAGGCGATCGCTGCCGACGGCTCGACCGAGGGCGATCTTGTCGCCGTCATTGACCACTATCTCGTCCAGGGTAGCGTAAAAACCCAGGTGGTCGAGCCGATGACGCGCAATGGGTGCGTCGAGGGGCAGTACAACCTCTACATGGACTGGGCCGAGATCGAGCGGCAGATTGTTTCACGTGAAACACACGGCCCGATCGACCCGGAAACCGGCCAGGAAATGCCGGGCGAGGAGATCGAGGACATCGTCGAGAAAGATGTCGTCGAGGGCTTCCCGTGCATGGAGGTGCTGCACGACAACGATGTGCTGATCCTGCCGGCGACCGCCGACAGCGTGCAGGAGGCACTTTCCTGCGGCGGTAGCGTCACGATCCTGCGGCGCTGGTCTAAGGCAAAGATCAAGGCGATGGTGGCCGCTGGCAATATCCGCGAGGACGAGGCCGACGCCCTCCTCGACTCGATGACTGCGGCCGGGAAAGGTGACCATCGCGACACCGAGAGGCACATCCTGGAGCAGGTCGGAATTTACGACAAGGGTGATACGGCGCACGTTTTCGAGACGTGGCGGATGCTGCCGCTGGGCGAGAAGGGCTATTCCGAGAAGGGCAGGAAGCGCCTCTGCCGCGTCTTCTTCGGCCCCAACCGCTGCCAGTTAGGAGCCAAGCGCAACCCGTACTGGAACGACCGCTGCCCCCTGATCTCGCGCCCGGTCAAGAAAATGTCCGGCGCGATCAAGGGGCCGAGCCTCATCAAGTACGTGGAAAGCCTGCAATATGAAGCGAACGATGCGGTTAACGAAGGTGCGGATGCCGCAACACTTTCCGCCGCCCCGATTGTGGCCCGCGACCCCGAGAAGGTCGATGGGCCGCTGGTATACAACGTGGGTGCCGTGTGGGATGCGCCTCCAGGTTCCGTTGAACTCCTCACTTTTCCCGATCTTACCCCTCGCGCGGCAACCCGCGTCCAGATGGCGCTACAGGCCATTTTCCAGACGCTCAGCGTCAACCCCTCGATGCTTCCACAGCAGACCCGGGCCGACAAGCCGAGCCAGGCTATGGTCGCTCAGGAGCAGGCCGTTGACCTTCTGACGACGGCGATGCGGGTGACGGCTCTGGAGGGCGTCTTGACCGAGGCGGTGGCCTGGATCGTCGACCTCGACTATCAGTTCCGCGACAGCGACATGCTGGTGCGGATGTTCGGGCATGAGGGCCGGAAGGCCGAAATGCAGGAAGTCGGGCCATTGCAGAACCGCAACGGCTTCACCTTCGTCTGGCGCGGCGGCGAGCAGGTCCGTCAGAACGCCATGATGGCGCAGCAGGGCACCGCACTCCTCAACGTGCTGCAGAACCCGGCGCTAGAGCAGCGCCTCGCGGCAGAGGGCATGGGCATTCGGCTATCGAGGCTGGTGCAGCAGATGGTGACCAACGGCTTCGGACCCGAGCTTGGCGGCGGCATCATCTACGACAAGCGGGCCGAGCTGTCGAACGACCCGGAGGACGAGAACGGGTGGATGAGCGACGGCTTCCCGGCCAACATTCATCCGCTGGACGACGACATGCGCCACATGCAGTCGCATTTCCAGGACATGCAGGCAACGGGCGACCCGCACGGTCTGAAGCGGCCGCACATGATGATGCACCAGCAGCAGCAGGCGCAGAAAATTCAGGAGCAGATGCGGCAGCAGATGCAAATGCAGGCGCAGGGAGCGGGCCAAGGCCCGGGCCGACCGCCGGGCGCGCAGCAGCCGCAGCCAGGGGCGATGCCGGCCGGGCCGCGATTGATTAAGGGGCATTCTGGCTCTGTGCATCCCGACCAGATGTCGGCGGCCGGTGGGATAATGATGCCGAGGCGGATGTGAACCACGCCAGGTGGACGGCCGAAGATGTAGCGCGGCTCGTCGAGGCAACGCAGATGAAGTGGTCCGCGGTGCAAGCGGCTGGCTCGCTAGATAGGACCTCGGAGGCGGTCAGGCAGAAGGCGAGGGAGATCGGGGTCACCTTCCGCTACGAAGCCAAATCAGAAGACGAGAAGCTACGCGAGCGTTGGATTGCGCTGCTCCCGGCGATGAAAGCCGCGCTGCGGCGCGACATCGAAATCAACACTAGTCCTTGACAAAACTACATCTAGCGGGCTTACCGTAGCCGCAACCGAGAGGTACGCGCGCACGGCGTCAGGGTGCGGGTCTTCACGCGAATCGCCGATCCGGCGGAAAGCTGAAGGGAAATAGATGTCGGACGATCCGAGACTTCCCCCGGAAGGGGGCGAGGAGCTTGATCTTGGCGAAATCGAAGAAGACGAGGGGGAAGATGCGGGGCTTCATGATGAAGCCGGCGAAGGGGAAGCCCCCGATGAAGGGGGTGATGGCGAAGAAGGCGCCGAAGGGGATGTAGAGCCTCCGGCTCCCAGAGTTGGCCGCAAATCCCAGGCCCAGCGGTGGCGTGAGCGCGCTGAGCGGCTGGAGAAGGAGGCGGCGGAGGGCCGGGGGTTCCGTCAGGCGGCGGAGCAGTTTCAGCGGTTCCAGCCTCAGCAGCAGCAGGTCAACGCGGAAGCGGAGCGGGTAGCAAAGTGGGAGGCCGAAAACCTCCCGATGATGTCGGCGCAGGAGGTTGGTGCCTACTACTACCAGAAGGGCATGCAGCAGTCGCAGCAGCAGTCGCTGTGGCAGCAGGTAAACCTGAAGGACGAGCTTGACAGGCGTGATTTTGAGAGTGCCGCAAGGACCAACGCCGACCGCCGCCGCTATAAGGAGCGGGTCGAGGCGGAATACGCGCGTGAGCGGCAGGCTGGGAATCTGCGCGCCGAGCGTGAGAAAATCTTCAAGCTATTGTGGGCCGAGGACGCTTTTGCGCGAGCCGATGACGATGCGCCCATGCAGCGCCGGACGGCTAGGGGTCGCGTGGCCCGCGCGCAGGCCCGGCCCACCAACGGGCGGGGCGATGGCGCTGCCGGGCGGGGTAAGCAATCCTGGGGCGACCCGGAATTTGACGCGCGCATGGCCGCCGAGGCTCTGCGCAAGGGGATTTTCTGAGGCGGAGGCTGCCGGGCTCCGCCTTTTGACGGAGGGGTAAATGGCAGCCACCGTGAACGTCAGCTCATCTTACGCGGGCGCAATCACCCGCACCATCGAGCGCCGCGCCTTGCGGAATGCGCAGCGTTTTATCGTGCTGACGCAGTTTGCCGACGTAAAGCAGATGCAGGAGGGTGCGGGGGTCACCTGGACCGCGAACCGCTGGCCCTACCTGACGCTGCCCACGTCGCCGATCGCCGAGGGCGTGCCTCCAACGCCGCAGCAGATGGGATTCCAGCAGGTCACCGGCATCGCCCAGCAATGGGGCGGGCGCCTCGTTTTCACCGATGTCGCGGTCAAGACTGTGCCGGACGACCTCCTCGCCAAGGGCTCCGACCTCCTCGGTCAGCAGATCATGCAAACCAAGGAGCGCAACGGCTGGAACATGCTGAACGGCGTGACCCAGGTGAACTACGTAGCCGCCGCCGGCAGCCGGGCGGCGCTGGTCGCCGGCAACAACCTCGACACGACCACGGTCACCCGCACCTTCGCCACGATGAAGAACCTCGGCGTCCCGCTGTGGAACGGTCCCTCGGGCGAGACCGTGCTGCGCGACATGAGCTACAACACGAACCAGGGCAAGATGGCCCCCGGGCGCGCGGCGCACTACGTCGCGATCGGCAATCCGCTGGTCATGCAGGATCTGCGCAACAACCCGCTGGTGGTGCAGACCTATCAGTATTCCGGCGCCGATCACCTCTACATCAACGAGCACGGCTTCTGGGGCGGCATGGCGTTTTGCGAAAGCAATATGATGCCGTCGTGGACCGGCGTCGCGGCAGTGCAGGGCGCCAACGCGGTCGGCAACCTGACCACCGCCACGTACACGGTGCAGGTCACCGGCTGGGACAACCAGAATTTCTACGAGAGCCGCATCTACCAGCTGTCGAACGACGTCTCGGTCACCACCGGCGGCATCTCGGTCACCACCCCATCGACCGCCGGCTTCACCTACGCGATCTACATCGGGGTCGGCACCGGGGCTGCGCCGGTCAATCTAGGGCTCACCACGAGCGGCCCGGCCAGCGGCCCTTACAGCGGTCACGCGATCCAGTTGCCGCCCTCGACCGCGGTCACCATCACCGGGGTCGGGCTCTATCAGATTCCGCCCTCGGCCCCGGCGACCGGCGTCACGGTCTACCGCACCTACGTCTTTGGCCAAGATGCCTTTGCCACGCTGAAGCTGGAAAACGTGCAGTGGTTCAGGCTGAACGACGCCGATAAGAGCGACCCCTTGAATCAGTTAAGGTCGGTGGGTTGGAAATACTTCGAAGGATGGATAATTTTAAATTCCCAGTTCGTGTCGGCGATGGAAAGCACAGCATCTAGCACAGGATCATTTAGTTAGGTCTTGGTGATTACTTGGAGTGTTTTTCTAGGTAGTCCGCAGCAGCCCTAAGGAGATGAGGTTTGTCGCGAAACCGGCCAAGCCCGTTATTGCAGCCCTCACAGAGCAGTGAGCGGACGCGGCCGGTTGAGTGGCAATGATCGACATGGAAGCGCTTAGTTCTCCCGCCGGGTTTGGTCGCGCCGCAGATGGCGCAGCAACCCCCTTGCTCGGCGAGCATCTGATCGTAACTCCCCATCGGGAGCCCAAAGCGCTTCTTCAGTCCGTAGTCGGCATAGCGGAGCGGGTCGGCGTAGTAGCGGCGCATCTGATCTGCCGACAGTCGCTTCCGGTTGGTCTTCCCGTAAGCCTTGATCCGGGTAGACATACAAGCCTTGCAGGCCGAGTGAAGCCCGTCGCCAAATGCTTTGTTGCGACCAAATCCCGCAACTGGCTTCGTCTCTTTGCAGAGGGTGCAGCGCTTCGTGCCCGCCGGGGCCTGAAAGCGTTGGGGCCGTTTCTGGTACTCGGCCAGCTTGGTTCGGTAGCACGGTTTGCATGTTATGCTGAGGCCGTCCGATTTACTCCGGTCTCGGTAGAACTCAGAAAGCGACTTGGTCTCGCCACACGCTCGGCACTGTTTCATGGCTATCCCCCGGCATCTGCCGTGGAAGTATAGCGAAACGGAGGAATAGTTCAATGGCATCAATGGGCCTTCGGGTAAGCGTTCGGGTGCGGGTCGAGGCGGTGGCGGCGGGAGCCGGCCCGGCTGGGCTTGGCGGCCTCAACGCCGACGATCCGTCCTACGGGCAAAGCCTCCTGCCGGGGGCCGCGCCGTTCGCGCAGACGATCTATTTCCAGGATGCCGAGCAGGTGCCCGGTACGGCGGGCTCGATCACGCTGGCGAACATCAAGACCGCCCTCGACGCGGCCTCGACGACCTTCGCCGGCTCGTCCGGCACGCCGATCATCAACCCGACGATTCTCGCGCAGATCAACGGGTTCTTTTCTGGCGCGGGCTGAGGTTTGACCGATGGCTCTAGGTACTGCGGGCACGACGGCGGCCACCACGCTCACCGCCCTTACCTGGCCGGCGAGTATTGCCGACGTGGCGGCGCTTAATCAGCTCATCAAGGACGACCTGACGACGGGCCACCCCAAGGCCCACATCTCCGGTATTGGCGGACTCTGAGATTACGGCATCCTCTCGGTGCCGAACCGGGGAGAGATGCGCATCTACCCCGGCGATGTGGTGGCGGTCGACCCGAATACCGGCGGCGTCGTCCTGGTGACCGCGCTGGCGATTGCCGGCACGGATTGGGCCTTCGCCTGATGCCGAAAAAGGAATGGACCGAGGCGGAGCGGGCCGAGGCGGCCGCCAAGACGAAAGCCGCGCACGAAGCGCGCCGGGCCAGGGAGGCCGAAATCGAGGCGCGCAAGCAGCGCTGGGCCGCTCCAGCGCAGCAGGAGGGTATCGAGACCGTGAGCCAGGAGCCGGAAGAGGTCGTCGAGGAGATGGCGCTGACGCAGGAGTATTCCGCGCCAGAGCCCGAGCCGGAGGCCGCAGGGCCGGAGCCGACGACGCCGTTCGACATCTACCTCTCGATGCTGCCGCCGGAGACGCTTGAGCTTCTCGACGTGGACGAACTGCGCAAGCACTTCGACGACGCCGAGCGGGAAGCCAAGGCCGAGCGCCGCAAGCAACTCGCGCAGCAGGCGCGGGACCGGGCCAAGGCTTT